CACTTTTTACATGAAAGGAGATATGGTATGGCTAATACAAGTTATTTTGCCTTCACCAACACCACAGCGCTTACCGATAATGTAGTCATTACCGGTATCGGTCCGAAGACCAATTATGCGTTGATTGCAGAACAACCTACGTATGTTGAAATGCAGAATAGGACTGCCCCCCTGGATCAGGGCGAACGGCTTACCTACCGCTGCCAGGACGTCGACAAGGTGTCAACCGCACAGGTTATTCAGAACCCGGCGCGTGTACGCAATGGCGTCCAGTACGTAGTGAAACTCGAAGAAATTTTGAGAACCGCAACTTCTGATGGAGATATTTTGATGGATGAACCGATAGTCATGTATTTGACAGTACGGCACCAGAAGACCGGGAATATCCAGGCCTCGCACCTTGACACGGTGTTCAAACGTCTCCTCGGCGCAATGTATGATGCTACCACCAAAACGTTTAGGTGGAATGACCTCATGCGCAGTGCGCTGCAACCTCAGGAGGACTAACCTCCAGAAAGGATGAGTCATGTCGAAAATTAGCAAGGCTAAGCAGGGTAATCCTGCACCCAAGCGTCCGGATTATCATCCAGATGCTACTGTCAAAAATCTCGCAGTTGTAACCGTTAAAGACGCGATGGAGGTGGCATCTATCGATGCCCCCACTGTATCGACACGTACAGACAACTACGTAAAACAGAATGCATTTACGTATTACCTCATTATAAACACTTGGTTGCTCCAAGTGTGTGAGGTAAGCGAGCGTGCCTGCCTCGAGCTCCTGGAGGTAATTTGCAAGTTGGGCCTGTTTCGCGCGATCGGTATTTGTAGTGATTACGCTAGCAGGTTTATTGAGAGCAAGTATGACTTGACATCTTCAATATGTGTGCCCGAGGTAGCATATAGCTTCCTTGTCACCCTTGCAAGTTCGGTGCGCGATGATAAGGTATTCTTACAGTTGTTAAGATACCCTAAACGCTTCTCGCCATATGGAGCCGATATCCTGGAAAAGGAGTCTATTGACGGATTGTTTGCAATTAACAAGTATGTTAAGGCCAATACACGTCGTGGTTTTTCTCAGTACTGGGTATCGAGAATCTCGGATATCGTTGACCACATGCTGCGGTATTTCCAGGGTGATTATTCACTTGGTTTCTTATCATCAGGTGTAGCCGCCGATGCTTCACGTCCTATAGCTGATAAGCTTGAGGCGTACTCGCGCTGGCGGCCTACTCTGTATGACTGCTTGCTCTACCCTGTAAGTGCAGAGTGGTGGGATCCTACAGAAACCACAGCTGTTGTGGTTCCTGTCCCTAAGGATTTCCGGCGTGCGAGGGTCATTGCTGAGGAGGATGCCTATAGGCAATTCCATATGCAGGCCATTCGCATAGCATTGGAGCAAGCGCTGGATGATGCTGGCTATGGAAAGTACTTAGATTTACACGACCAGACTCCTAATCAGGAGCTGGCCATGCAGGGGTCAATCGATGGTGGATATGCTACTATCGATTTGAGCTCCGCATCAGATTCCGTTGCTCGCGCATTAGTCTGGGAAACTTTTCCGCCATATGTATGCTCGGAGTTTCAGAAGTATCTACCTACGCATTTAGCGTACGGTGACAGACGAGCTCTGATGCATATGTTCTGTACTTCCGG